CTATTTCTTCCGTCTCCTAACCAGACTCCTAATAGATAAGGATCTATTGGTAGGGATTGTTCATTACATTTTAATGGTTTTGTCACATTAATAGTATCGCCAATAACTAGATCCTGTATAGATACCGTTTCACCATTAGATAATTTCCATAAATGCTCATCGTCACAAATTACCGATGTTTTGTCATCAAAAGTTACTCTGAAACATTTTTTTGTTTTGACTTTTGATTTTCCAACAACGCGACATATATTACCGTATTGATCAAAGACATTACATCCCACATTTATATCTGCAATTGTTGTCCATCCGTCAAGAGTAGGTAATTTTGTATCTAATGGCAATCCTTTCCAATCTATGACCTCAATAGTATTATCATTAGCCAAAGTTATAAGATCTATAGTGCCTTTTAAGCCCAAATATCCATCTAGTTTTTGATTATTAATATTATACTCGTATTTAGCCCATGGTTTTTCTATTACCAAATCAAAGTGTTGTTCTGGTCTAAGAATGGTGCGATTTCTAGGATCAAACATACCGCCATTAAATTCTATAGCCTTGTAAACCCAATTATAGCAGTCCTTATANTCTTTTAGAGTCCAAGTATGATGACTATTAGCGGTACTATAATGCTTGTATACTTTTTCTATTATGGTATTAAGACTATAGTCATTTATATCTATAAGACCTAAGAATTCGTCATCATTTATATGAGATAATTTATCTTGCTGACCTTGTTTGATCATGGCAAGAATTTCTAAAACTTTATGGACTATTGTTCCTTTATCCGCCTTTTGTCCACTTGGGCCCCTCCATCCTAGTACATATTCAAAAAAATATTGTTGTTCGCACATAGAATGGGCATTATAAGACGAACTACGGAAATAAGTTATAATCATGATATCCTATTATTGTGGTAGTACATTAAAATGTAACATAAGTTTTTTAAGTTTATCATATTGCTCTCTAACTGTCATATGTTCATTATTAATGATAGCATTAAAATTATTCCAATCATATCTGCAAGCATCCAATATTGATTCGCTAATATGTTCTGATTTGTGTGGATTTCTATTTAGTCGAAATACTATTCCTCCATTATTTTTTATAGCTTCTATTTCATTAGGAAATCTACAATCAGAAACTATAACAACTTGAAGTTTACTCTTTTTAATTTTATTGATAAGAGCATTTACCCAAATATTATTATTTAATTTTCTAAATAAGTCCGTGCCTATTAATTGCATTAAATCTCGTGCTGTTAGTTGCTTATCTTCCCAATAGGCATCAACTAGTTCATTCTTATTATGATCTTCGCCATAACACTGAGCATATGATAATCCAAACATGTTCATGCATATGTCTTCTTTCAATGGGTCTGCAAAGTTATATATTTCAACATCAGAATATCCATTAGATAATAATAATCCTTTTAAAAATTCTGAACAAATAGTTTTGCCAGACTGTTTACGTCCAGAAAATGCTATAATTTTGGTATTCATTAGTACTTATCTCGTATTTGTGGTGAAATAATTTCTTTTACTTCTGAGACGGTCATCTCGGCAACATCAGGATGATCAATATCTATTTTATAGACATTATATGTTTTCGAACATTTATCATAAATTTTTTCTGATGCTTTTTTGCCAGCTTCATCATTATCCATTAACATATATATACTCATAGCCCCGGATATATCCAATAATAGTTTTTGTTTGTCTTGTAGCACAGATCCGAATAGGGCTACGCTATTATGTATTCCTGCCTCTTCAAGTCTCCATACATTGCCGGGACTTTCTACAAGAATTATACTTTTACTTTGTTGTATATAGTCTTTCGCATACCATAAATTATATAGATATTCTTGAGTCTTAAATCCCTTATTATGCTTCCATTTAGAGTATTGCCATAAATAGTCATCTTTTGGACATAATGCGTCTAAACTATGATAGCCCTTACATTTTTCGCAGGAGTCGAACAGACTTCTTCCAGAACATCCTACCATATGTGAGTGAGAATCGTCATAAACAGGAACAACTGCCCTTTGGAACATTTCTTTTTCACGACTGGTGCATTCTCCAACATCATATTTGATTAATATATCTCTTGAAAATCCTCTATCCAAAAAGTATTGTGATGGAATATCTAGATTTTTAATAATAGTGGCTCTTGACACCTTTGGTGATTCATCTTTTAGTCTTATATCAGACTGTATATGATTGATAACATTAACAAAATTATTTTTTTCAACCTCTTTTTTATTGACTTTAATATTATCAGGATTTTTCTTACTAAACTTTATTGCATATTCAACAGCATCATTAAAAGATACTGTCGAATCTCCTGGTCCTGTCCATCCATTTTGTTTAGACAAACAGCCTCTAATAAAACCAATGATAGATCCTTTGAATGTTTCTTCGCATTGATGAGTACGACACTTCCAGTTTCCCCTGTATGAGTCCCCTTTATAATATAAGTTACACGCAGAGTTGTTATCTCCTCCGTGTATAGGACATCTCATGGCAATCATACGATCAAATATTTTATAGTCTGTGATATTTAGACTATCTAATAGATTATCTATATCTTCGCATAAATAATCGGACAATACTTTTAGTTGTTGCTGATTATATGAACGGGATTTCTTGATCGTCATCATTGTTCTCGTCATTAACAATAAATCCTTTATCTGTGTTAGTATTATTATTTACTAATTCCAATCTAGTCTTACCTTCTTCAATTTTTGCGCACCAGCCCTTCATATGACAATTAATATAATCATTATCATCTAAACCACCACCATGTCTACTAATAATAGGAACAAGTTTTCTATTACCATTATTTGGGCCATCTTCTGCAATTTCTTCATCGCTTTTTCTTTTGAAGATTGTAAAATTACTACATAGCCATATAATTCTATCTGATCCGCTAGCAGTATCTGTTGTTTCTTTTGTTATTCCATCTCTATTTAATTGAATAAATCCAAGAATCGGAACTTTATATCTGACAGCAAAATTATGCAAACTAGTCATCATAAAGCCTAGAACTTGGTATTCTTTAAGATCTTGACTAATTCCTTGACTATCCATAAGTTTTAGATAATCGTAAACTATAACACAATCTTTTGCTGTGCCGTCTGGATGCAATCCAACCTCCTTTACTAACCATCGTCTCATTATAGCCAATTGCTCTTCAAATGGTTTACCAGCTATTGATTTATAGTAAAGTTTAGCGTTTTTTAATTCTTGTTGAGCACCAACTAATCTGGTATTCTTATCCGGTGATTCAAAAGCTTTCCCAGTTTCTATATCATTAATTTCTATTTCTGTCATCATAGCCAATAATCTATTTAAATGATCATCAGTACTCATTTCTGTATCCATATTCAATACAGGAATTTTTACATTCTTAGCTATGTGTAACCCTATATTATCTGCCAGAAGCGTTTTACCGGTTTTTGGTCTTGCTGCTATGATACTAACGGATCCTTTTCGTAAACCACCCCCTATAGCGTTATCATAAACGTGAAACCCTGTCGATATACCGACTTGATCGATTGGATTTTCTTTAATATTATTGATATAATCATCGACTATATTAGCAACACAAACAGGATTATTATCTGTATCATTTAATAGAGTTGAAAAGTTAAATATACTATCTTCTGCTAGTCCTATAATAGATGATATTGGCTCATTGCCACTAATATCTAGTAATTTTTCTTTAGCATTTTCCAGTTGTTCCCTTAAAAGTCTAGCGATTTGTAGTTTGCGTATTTTTGCAGCAAACTTTCTCACGTTTTCAAGATTAACAGGAAAATCAATAATAGCTTTTAAATGTTGTGTCTCATTCTTTTGAGATAGAATATGACTAAAATTTAATGATTGGGAAGTTGATAATATCGATGCTATATCTATAGATGGACTATGATCTTTCTCACAGATTTCTTTTATAACCTGAAAAATCATAGCATTACTATCAACAGTAAATGTCGATGGCTGTACAATATCGGCAATATCTAAATATGCATTTTCACCATATTTACATATACCAGACAATACCGCTCTCTCTGCGGCAGGATCACAAAGTATCATTTCATCTCACCCAGCGTTTGTCGAACAGTTATTACATTTATAGCGCGAAGGACTGTCATGCACAAGAGCTGGATTTATATTCTCTGTTTTTCCACAAACTCTGCACTTCACAGATATTGGTTCGTATTCTCTTGTTCGTGCAACCGGCGGATGTTTTGCTAATTTTTCATCTATTAGCTTATCATCTTTATGCATATTGAATTCCATCATTTTTTC